TATGTCCATGTGTCATCATGTTCATATGATGTAGATATAGGACTATGTAAAGGTAATCCGTTTACTAATATTGCACTGGCTCCATTTACTTGCCCGTTATTTGATGTTGCATTGCTTACTGTATTTAAATTTATATTATTTGGTAATCTATAAGTTTTTGCAAAAAAATCAAATTCTGTAGGTGATAATGTTTGGTCTATTAATCCTCTGTTGTAATTTGGATTATCATAACTAGTAATGTATCTATGAGTGGAATCAAATTGTACACTTAAACCATCTGTGGAAAGGAAACTTGTTGTTTTGTATCCTTGTGAGGTATCTGGTTCTGTTTCGGCCCATATGTTTCTTAGTGTACTTACACCTGTGCTAACTATGTCTACAGGTTTTTTCAAATTACCGTTTTCATCAACTGGTAAGTATTCTAATAGATTTATTCTAGTATTTCTGGATTTTCTACTAAACGGATTTAATATATCTTTCCATATGTCATTAGTTAAATTTTCTCTAGGACCCTGTCTAATTATTCCTTTTTCTAGATCAGACCACATAGGAACATTTTTATTGCTATAATCTGTATAGGTTACGGTGATATATTGGTCGTCCCACCAGGTAGGCTTTTTAAAGAAACCTAACATTTCCCAAGGATGTGTATGAGGTCTTACTGTATCATAATAATATGTGTACCAGCCTCTCCAATGTCCTGGAATCGTGCCATCTCCAGATTCAATTGATCCACTTGTAAATGATTCTCTGTAGTTCCAAGTCCATTCGTTATTATTATCGTAATGTTCATTTACAATAGGATCTACTTTGTTTTCTATAACCCAATTTTCAAAATTTGTTTGAAGTAAATCATGATATAGATTCCATTCTGGTTTTTCACGTCTCCATCTACCCTGTCTTACTTCTATTGCATTAAGTTCTGGATAATCAACAGTATCTCTGAACTCTGCTTTAGCAGAATTGAAAATACGTTTTTCAAATTCTAGTACGATTTGATCTCTTTCATCTCCGTAAATAGGCGTCCTACTGCCATCATGGCCAACAATTAAATCTTGTGAAGTTTGGAATGTGTCATCACTAATTATACCTGGAGTGTGTAAAGGATAAAGTCCCATTGTACTAGGTGTTGCAGGACATTCTACACTATCTCTTTGTGAATTATAAATTTTAAATTCTAATTCATCTAAAAGTTCCGGGGTATAATTTTTAAATGTCACAGTTAAGGGACTATATGTAAGTGTGTAATCTTCACCCACCGTCATTAATTTTTTAACATTATTTCTTGTATAGTAAACTAATAAACTATTTTCTACTTTGTCTAAATCTAATGCTGTTGAAAGGGTGTAGGAACCCAATGTAATATCATTTACAATTAATGATTCTTTGATATAATTATCACCGAACGGTAATATGTATGTTTCGCCAAATACATTTCTTCCTACACTAAATGAAATCAAGTTTCTTAAAACTTTTTCTAATATTTCTTCGTTAGAAAAATTATTGAAATCAACTAAATTATAATAATTGTCTAATTCTTTAAAAAATCTTTTCTTATATTTTCTGTATTCACTACCGTTAAATCTTAAAGCATCTATAATATTGTGTGGTTGGTCATCTAGTAGAAAAGCACCTAAAATTAAATCTGTGTTGGATTGAACTATATCTACACCGTATAATTCTTCTCTACTTAAAGAACTGTAATTATTTGTACCCAAAACATCACCTGTAAACCCAGGTTGTGTTTCCATATAATTTTTAAAATGTGGTAAGAATTCAGGTTCTGAAATTTTTGTAATTTCTTCTTTGAAAGGATTATTGCCCCATGCTATAGGCATCTCATGCCTACTGGTATTATCTATGGTATTGTCTAGACCTCTAGAAAATACAGAAATTTCAAAGATGTCACCTATATTAAAATGTTTTCTTAAAATTTCTATTTTATCGCCGTTAGTGGTGTCGTTTATAAAAGTAAAGTCATGAAATAGGTCTCCATTTTTTCTAACTCTTATATTCATACCATTTAGATAATTTTCTTCAGTTCTAGCATTACAACCAAGATTAAATATCTGCTCAAAATTATCGTAAATTGTTCTGGTAATTTCAATTATTTTTTCAATTCGTTGTTGACTTTTCCATTGTGGACTTCTAAAATTATTATGAAATACAGGAGTTTTTCCTATTACAGCAGACGATGAGCTAGTACCAGTGCCATCACTAGATGTTTTTGTGACTGATCTTAATAATTTATAATAGTAATATCCTTTAATATTTGTAGGTTCTGAACTTCCTATAACAACATTGTTATAGACTTCTGTCTCCATGAAATTTTCAAAACTTATTTCACTGGCATTTTTAAATGCTCTATAAGCCAGAGGCAAATTGTATTCTTTATCGGCATCTCCGGTTCCAACTTCAAAACCAAATATCTTATTTCCCCTAAAGTTATTACTAGGAAAAATAGTTGTGTCGCCTAAATATCGTTTTTGATCGTCATATAAATTAAATAAGGGTGCTTGGTTGAGTTTAGATTTAGTTTGTGCTTGTACTAGGCCATTTTTATAAAAATATTCTTTACCTTTTTCAAATTGGCCTGACGACACAAATACAGTATCACCTGTTGTTAGTGTTTCACTTACACTTAAACTAATTGCATTTGCATTTCCGGAATCAACTGTTGCAACATAAACATTTGCAGAAATAGTAGCATCATCATTAGGGAATATTAATTTTGTTCCTGTTTCAATAGTTATTGCATCTATATCAACATTACTCGCATCTAATCCTACAACTTCACTATACAGTAAAGTTGAACTAACATCAACATTACCTTTACTGTTTTCACCTACATTAAAAAGTTCTAAATCTCTATCAAATTCTAGGATAGGCCTATTGGCTCTATGTGTCCTAGACGGAAGTTCGTCTCCTGCATCTGTAAAATTATCTTTGTGATACCAAAAGTTAATTCTACTCCAAGCATTTTTATTCGCTGAGCCTCTTCCTAATACTACATAATCCTTTCCTGTTTGTGGATTAGCAATACCATTTGCATAACTTACATCCACTGCCACTAATACAATGCTTTCGCCTACGCCTTCAACTATAAATTCTTTCCCTACATATTTGGAATTACTAATAACATAATCACCGGTAAATATTACTTTCATACCATTTTTAAATGCAGTTCCGCCTGTAGGAGTATACTGTTTCTTTCCTATTATGTCTCGGTCAACATTTATAGGTGCTGACGAACTACCAGAAATAGATATTGCTGTTGGAGATTTTAAAACTTCCAATACTGTAAGTGTAATATCTACAGCACCGCCATTACCTAGATTTGTATCACTAATTGTTATAGTATCATTTTTAGAGAAAAATAATCCTTCTGCTGATACTGTGATTCTTGCAGATCCGTCTGAAGAAACTACTACAGATATTATTGCATCTTGTCCACTTCCACTAGTGGTATATTTGCTACTATCTATTGTGTATGTACCTGGTACTCTAGATGCATCAGCATCTACAGTTTCTGTTATAGAAGTAATAATTCCGTCAGGAGCCCAATAATATTCTTGATAGTTTAAAAATTTATTTAATTCTATTGGTGGTAAAAATGTTTGAAATTCAGATCTTAACCATTGATTTTGTTCATTTACATCTACATTGTAATTTTTTAGTATAGATATAAATTCATCGTAAAAAATAAAATTTTCACTTACACCAGTATTTGCGTTTAAATTGTTTACCGTAGGTAATAGATTATAATACTGTTTGTCTAAATCTTCTTCGTATATCCAAGTACCATCTACTAATTTATCTTTAGATGTTTTCTTACCCACAAAGCCACTAATAGACTCTATATTTGCTTTGCTATATAATTGCTCAACTGTGCCTTCAAAGAAATTCTTTACTGTATCAGTCTGTAGAATTCCGGGTAGTTTTTTATAAATTTTATCTGCCATTATTAATTAGCCAACGTTGTTTTAGTAATTTTATCAATTATTTCTATATCCGAAACCTTTGCAGTATTAACAAAGAATTCATTACTTTCTGCTTTTATCTGAAATAAATCCCCAAAGTTTCCTGAATTTGTTTTAGGTACAATTACAATACTTCCTATTATACCACTTAGTTGTTGATGTACATAACTGCTTAATTCTGTAAAATAAAAATTTTCACCGAATTCCCAATTAGTTACATCAAAATAAGTATTAAATGCTCTAATAACTTTGGTTTTTATTTCATTGTCACTTAGAGTTGTACCTGAAAGTTTTACTACTCTGAATTTAGCCTGTACACTTTCGTCAGCATCTGCACCAAATAATCTTTTAAATTTCGCACTTTTATAAACAAGTGTGTCACTTGCATTTTTAAATTGTTCTAGATTTTGAAACTCGTTTGCAAGTTGATCACTAGTAGGTGCTAAAGGATATGGTGTACCCGGTACATTTAAATATTTTTGTATTTCTGTGTAGTAGGAATTTGTTAATACTAACATCTCAACAACATTACTAATACTAGGGTCTATTCTTACATCATTTGGTGCTTTGTGATCCCATTTCATTACACATGGTCTTATATCTGGTAGTCTAGTATTTTGATCTTTACCTCTACCCACTTTTACAAAATAATCTGTAGTTTCTACTAAACTTATATTCTCTTTGTCAGTACTACTTCTTGTCATTATATAGAATTTTTCGTTTTCAACTACATATATTTTAATTCCAAAAAATTGATCTCCAGAATTTTCAAATTTTTGTGCTAATGCTAGAGTATCAACAATTATGTAATTAACTGTTTCCCATTCTACAGGATCAGAATAACTTATAGGCGATATAGTTCTAGGATTACCGTTTGCCTGTGAGTCGTCCCAATCTGTCTCTCCTCTCCAATCCAATATCACACCACTTACCGGACGATCGTATACATAACCGTCAAAATCTGTGTAATTTTCAAATATTATAAGATCTGTACTTGATACGAATTCATTAAACTGGAACGGTTTATCCGGTACTAAATCTCCGTCTGAATCTATTGGTGCGACTTTTACTTTTCTATTATCTGTATATCCATCTGAATATTTAAATATATCAGAAATTTCATAAACAATATCTGTATCTAATCTATCTTTTGCTGATTTGTATTCAACTAAAATTTTATCTCTGCTTATAGCACCTGTTGTGTCTGATGCAAATAAGTGGTAATTATCATCAAGTTCATCATACGTTAGAGTGCCTGTACCTGCTGAAGCATTCGCATTTGTTAGGAACATTCTTCCTACTTCACTTGCGTTGCCTGTCAATCCGTCTATACCATATGTAAATATAGTACTATTACCGTGATATATTTCTGTTAGTCCGGTATTATTGTTATATTGTTTATATGTAATATTTCCGTTCTCGTCTAATATATCATAACCAAAGGTTGTATTATCAAATGTAAAGTTTAAATTATTTGGTAGTTTTGAAATACGCCCGTCATTATTAGATAATGTAACATTGTTTGTTGATACATTACCGTCATCAAAATACGGATTTAAAGAAACGTTTGCCGCATTTACAAATCTATTTAAAGCCAAAATGTTTGCAGGAGTATGATCATCAGTTACTGTGTCATTTCTCATCAATCCAAATGTGCTTTGCCATGTAACATTTACATCAAACCATTTTATATCTCTAGTCCTTAAAGCAATATTTGTTCTCAAACCATTAGGATCATAATATGCTGAATTATCTAAACTTTGCCAAGCATCAGCAACACTATCGTCATTCGAATCTGCCCATACAAATGTTTCTGTTACACCTGGTTTATAATTTAGTGTATTAAATGTTATGCTATCTTTAACTGCTTGGGTTGTGTTATCTGTTACTTTAACAGATTTTACATTATAAAATTTTAAATCGTTTGCACTTTGAACAACGTAAGATAAACCTCTTATAGAAACATTATATTTGTAACTACTATTGTTAATAGGAGTATATTCAAATAACATTAACCAACTGTTATCTAATCCTGATAAAGTTGTGTCTTTTGCGTTTTGAATACCTAAACTTCCTGTTTTAAGTAAGTCTGCATTTGAAATAATATAATAAGATTGATCCGTTAAATCAAAGCCTAAACCAAATGTACTTTTATTGCTTAAGGCATTTTCTATCAGTACTTGTTCAGCGGCTGTAAACGTTTTTCTTAAACTTGCAATTACTTCATCAGCTCTCCAATCGGAATTAACACGATTACTGAGTGTCCACGGTCCTATGCTTGTGCTTAATCCACTAGACAATGCACCATTGTTTTGAACACCTGTAATTCTTACCCATTTGTAGTTTGCAATATTTGTGGGATCTACAAATTTAACAAAAGTATTTTCTTGAAATACTCTGGTTGATTCTGTATTGTTTACCATAACCACAGTATCTGCACTACTGAATGTTTCAGTCATATATCCTGTTGTGCTGTCGGTTGCTACAGGTAAAGGCTTCCATCTTATATTAAGAGTATCTGTTTGGAATTTAGTTGGTATGAAATTGTTCCATTTTTCTCTTAATGTGTCATATATTACATTGTTTAATCTTTGTTCTTTTAAGTAGTTTACAATAGTATTATCTACAACTTCTGCAGGCGTATTGTTATCACTTACAGTTAATTCCTTTGTTATAGGATCATTGTCTTTGTAAAGATATCCATCTTCTGTGTATGTTTCAACACTTTGAAATGTTCCAGTGGGATCATTTATGTCTATATACCTACTATGTCCTGCATGTGTTCTATTTGTTGCTTTAAGTTTTAAGATGTTTGTTGTTTGACTTAAAGGAAACACATTGTAATCTTGTGCTGACACCATTCTATTTTGTGTATAGAATGTTTGCGGTGCTCTCTGTTTTATATTCTGTAAACTTTCTGCGGGTAAACTATTGTTTACTGTGGATTCTAAACCAAATGTAAGTGTTAGTGAATATGCTTCACCAGTTTGATTTACATATGGTATAGAAACATTTAGACTTTTAGCATCATCAGGATGTATAGAAAATACTTCACCATCACTTGTTCTATGCCATACTCTAAAAATACCACTAGGCACATTTCCAAAGTTTCCATCAGGGAATTTAATTCTAATGCCGTCATTGTTTAAATTTTCTACAGCATATAAATTTCTTGTATTAAGTGCCTTGCTGTTATAATTTAAAGTCTGTCCAACAGTATTTGGTATCTTTGTCCATTGATTTTGTACAACACCCTGTGTATTGACTTCCTGAACATAAACATCAGTTTCATTAATATTCTTTTTAATTATATCCTGCAATCTATTTTGCAATGGTACTTCATAATTAAAGTCTTCAAATGCCAATTGTCCTTGTTTAAATAACAAAAAGAAACCTGTGTTGTTACTGGATAATCCTAATCCATCGTTTCGATAGAACAGACCAAAATTATTTGTTGGGTCAGGCTGTTTTTCATAAAAATATTGGTTGTCAAAGAAATCTCCATTTGTTATTTCAAAATTTCTAGTTATGCCGTTTACATTTATTGTAAATGCATGAGCAATAGGAGACGTTATAGGTGTACTAATTTCATATTGTTCTGTGTTTATTCCTGCAACTTTACCTGATTTAACTGGTGCTGAGAATCTATTTGTAGATCCCATAGATGCATTTAGTACTGTTATAAATTGTTCGTAACTGTCTGGATTGTTAGCATCGTCCCAAAAAATATTTTGATTAGATAATTGATTTCCTTGGCTATCTGTTAAGGGCTCATTTGTTCTAACAGCAGTAATTTTCATAAGACCACTTGCTGGAATATTTCTCTTGGGATTGTAACCCAGCATTCTTGCAAGTTTGAAAACAGAGTCTCTTCTTTCTGCAGTTTCTAGAAAATTTTCTCTAGTATTAACATCCATTCTAAATGCTAAACTTGTACTTAAGAATGCCAATAATTCTATAATTGCAATGAATTCAGAACTTTCAATATAATCGTTAAAGTTTTCTGGAAAGTTCGTTCTGACATATTCTACGAGACTGGTTCTCATAGTGTCGAAATCGTATGCTTGGAAGTCTACTTCACTAAAGGCCTTATATGCAACTTTCCAGTCTTCTGCCGCAAATAAATTATTCTGTCTATTTACTAATGCCATTAATATTCCTCTGCATTTCTTCTATTGTACTCTAAAAATAAAGTTTCTGCTTGATCTATGTTATAATATTTTATTACAACTTCTGCTCGTATGCTTTGATCAGTTATGTATAAAATTATGTTTTCTAGTTCTACTCTGGGATCTAAATCAACAATTCTTTTTATATCATCTTTTATATCTTCTTGTAATGTTGGTGTTTCTGGTTCCATTAACATGTCCCAAATTATGCTACCAAAATTAGGCCTCATGACTCGTTCACCTCTTTTGGTATAGAAGTGATTTAGCAAATCTCTTTTTATAAGATTTGTATCGGTAAGGGTATAAGGTGCCCTATTTTTATCTACTGTACTGAAACCTTTGAACAATGTTGCCATGTAAGTATTTATCATAATAGTTAAATATAGTTTTAATAAACACTTGACATTTTAAATTAAGATGTTAGACTAACGACATGAAAAATGTGATCTATTTACATGGGGCAAATGCAGACCCTGACAACTTTAATTATTATACATTAAAGATGCCAGAACATCCATTCTTTGCACCTGCATACGATATGGAACAAGATCCTTACGATTTAGTTGAACATGTGAGAATGCAAAAAGAAAGAGAATGGGGCAAACAAAAGGTAGTATTAGTTGGGCATAGTTTCGGCGGATTACTAGCAAGTTGGTATGCAAGTGTATATCCAAATAAAGTAGATCATTTAATTACAATAGCAACTCCTTGGCAGGGTACACCAGTAGCAAGAATACTATCTATGATTTTTAGAAATAGAAAAGTGTTTGACAATACCAAACCTGGTGCTGACGTATTGCGTTTATTACAGGAAAAAACTTTTACTGGAAAACACACAAATATTGTCTGCACGGGAGGTGCTAATCCATTAGCAGGTTTAGGAGGCCATGCAAATGACGGAATGATATCGGTATCCAGTCAATCTGCAACACCACCTAAATTTAAAAAAACCGAAAATATCTATATAGAAGCAGGGCATAGTGGTGTTCTGTTAAATAACGATGTAACACAAATACTACAGGATATAATTTTTGAGAAATAATATGGCAGATACTAATACGTTGAATAAAACACTTGAAGAAGAATTAAGAATTATGCTCGTTGAAAAAAACAATGAGAATAACAATTTAAGAGCTCATATTAAATTGTTGGAAAAAGCAGTTGCAGAAGAGCAAGAACAAAAATATAGATTGCTTGTTGAAAATGCTGATCTTAAAAAAGAAATACTGAAGACTGCTTAAAAGAAAATTCCTAATTTATTGTAGGCACGTTTTTTAGCAAGTCTTAGAATTGCCCGTAATTCCGCAAAATTTAAACTTCTTTGAGCAGGATATAAAGTCGCCTCAACATCATCCAATTCTACTTGCCAGTTTAAATGCTCAGGAGTTGCAAATAGTTCTGCTTCATATTTTCTTCTTGAAACATAATCTGCTCTCACGGTGGCTCTAGGATTTTTACCTACTCTACCTACCCTGAATGCCTGCATAAGTTTTGGTACTGCTTCATATCGTCTTTCGTTTAATGCTCTTAATACTTTACTTTTTGCAAAATTATCTACACCTATGTGAGATACAAAACTTGCTAGAGCGCCAATCTGGTTTTGGTTTAGTGGCACATTTACTAAATTTTGTATGTCTTTAATTGCTTTCTTTAAGTTTGCTTCTAATGCCAATCTTTGCCCTGTAGGACCTAATCCATCTATAAATTCTACAAGTTTAGTGCCTGTTTTTTTGTGAATATAAATTATGGTAGGCCCGTCTATGTATACGTCTATACCTTTACTTTCTAGTCTTTCAACTACTGTGTCAAATATATTATCTGCCATTATCCACCGCCCTGAATTTTAGATTTTACTGCGTTTTTAAATTCGTCTGCTTTACCGCCTGTTACATCATTGATGACACCGCCAATATCACTCTTCATACCTTTTACAACAGTATCTTGTAAATCAAGAGGTAATCCTAATCCATCTAAAGAAAATTGTTTCAGTTTGGCTTCTAAATCTGTTAATATTTTACTTTGTCCTATAATTTTTTGCATTATAGAATTGGTTGTTGGAATCCTATAAGGAGGAATAGCAATGCCTAATGTTTCTGCTACTTTAGTGATACCTTCCAAACTTGCTAAATTAACATCTTTTAATGACATAAAATTACTTAGTGTTGCATTATATTCATCGTAAACTGATTTAACCTCTCCGAATTTATCTTTTGCTTCTGCAAATCCTTTACCTATTTTTGTCCCTTCAGGAGTGTCAGCATCTGCTGGTGTGTCGTCTGTTGGGTCCACTTGGTTTTCTAATGTTTCATTCTCTACAGTCTCGTCTTCTACTATACTGGAAGGATCTTCTGAGCTAGGATCATACTGACCATGACCTATATAAGGTTCTGCTGTGATTAATTTGCCTACAATAGTATTTATTGAAGGTCCCTTTTCAGGTCGTTGGCCACCATTTAATATTGGGTTCTCAGACTCTCTGTCGTATTCTGGTTGAGCAGATGATTGATCGGGTTTTTCGGTGCCGCCTAGTTGAGGTGCCGGTACAGCCGGAATAAGATCAGGTGTTGGAACAACACCAGGATTATTTAATCCAATACTTGCACCAAAAATGTTTGTTACGCCACCTGCAGAAACTGTTGCGGCGCCACCGGCCAGGACGTCAACTTTACCTGCGGCTTGTACTGTAGTAAATCCCTGTGATTGTATCGCCGCACCTATTGTACTTGTTAATGTTAATCTACCTGCAGAGTTAAGTTGCATGTCTCCTGCATTGGCAGTTATTTGTGTATTTAAATTTGCATGTATGGATGTATCAGCGGCTGAATGAAATCTTAAATTTCCTCCTGTTCCTAAAGGTGGAACACCCAAGGCACCCAATTTACCTGATATTCCTTTGTAACCTCCTGCATCATTATCGCCAGTGGCTTTCATATTGATATCATTACCTGCTTCTAAATTAATATTTTTATCTGCTCGTAAATTAAAATCTCCTTTTGCCCTAAGACTCATACTGCCTTCGCCAAAGATATTAATGTTACCGTCCTTATCTAGTTCAAACCATGCTGTACCATTTTTATTAATAACATATATACACCCGGTTGTATCATCTAATAATATCTGATTGCCGCCACCCGTTCTCAATCTAATATTGGAATTAGTTTGATTGTCATCCATTATAAATTGATGACCCGGTCCTATAGAATTTCCTTTTTCGTCTCTTGGTCCTTTTGTTAATATACCTAAAACTTCACTTGGTGTTTCTCTTCTTGCACTACTGGATGTTGCTCCTCTTAGTGGATCGTTTATAAGTCCTTGTTTTGTTATAGTTTCTGCAAAATCGTGATATATTGGTCTTAATTTAAGATTGTTTCTTGTATCTGTATCGTAATTATTTTTTTCTACTGTGGGCGTATTAAACGGCCCGCCTTGAAAACTTGGACCACCGGCAATACCTGGTACCGCATTGTTAAAAGGTATTGGCATCGTGTGGCCTACTATAAAAGGTTTAGATAGAAGACCATCTCCAAATGCTACTAAAACAGTATTTCCTACATCAGGCGGTGGCGTCCACATGCCGTAAGAATGTAAAGAATTTTCATCCAATGTAATATCATCATCTCTTACTAAATTAGGATTTGATGCACCGTAAAACTGTGATGTATACATACACTCAAACAAGTTTTTTTCTGTGGGATCTTTGTTAAGTTCAGGTATGTTTACAGAAACTTTACCGGTTCTACTAGCATCTTTATTAAAGTCTACAACACCAATGTAGATACCCCAGAATCTTTCGGTGGAGTTCCTCTGAGCAAACGGATTGCTATATGTGGCTTTCATGGAATCTAAAACATAAAACCATTTAGGCATCTTTATCCTCCATATTTGTCCTCATATATTTGTCTTTGTTCTGAGGTTATCAAACCAGTACTTGTTAATTCTTCTATAGTCAAACCTGATCCGAAATCTAAAACACTTTTAGTATAGTCCGGATCGTTAAATCTGATTTTATCATCTTCCGAATTATGGCCCTGTGCTTCCATGGCCGCTTTAACTCTTATAGTCGCTTCAAATTCGGATCTAATATCATCTAACGATAAATCATCTTTATTTTTTATTTTAGATAGATCCAATGTTAATTCTTTTGATGTACGCAAATTTACCGTAAATCTACCGCCGCTAAAACTATTTACTATTTCTAATACTCTGTATATCCCAGTAATGAAATAATTTTGTTTACCTGTTGGATATAAACCTTGATTTAAATCTTCATCTTCTATAAAAGGATCAAAATACATAGGTTGCCTTAGCTCAAATAAAATAAAGTTATCTCCGCCATATGTATTAATGCCGTCTGCATTAGACCTTTCATCTTTAATAGCAGGTACCTTATCATAATTTATCCCGCCTGATCTATCTGGTTGTCCTAAATACCATGGGTCTCCTCTTACCACCATGTCCAAAACAAGTAACATGTCAGCAGTATTTTTTTGTCCGTACATGTATCCAAATAAATTTTGTTGTGTTGTTAAGGGTCCACCTGATGCACTGGAATCACTAACTATAGCCTCGTCTACTCCGGGTCTCAACGTACCGGTTCCGCTATTTTCGGAGTTTTCTTTGTTTTTTGCATCTCGAACTTCTGCACTATCGATATCACCTGGATCTAAATACTGATATGAATTTGTTTGTAGTAAATCTCCTCCATATACATAACCACTTGCAGTAGGAGTATATTCTTCATCTAAACTGTCGTTAATAAGCCTTTGTCTATCACTTTCTGTTTCTGTACCAGACTGACTTCTAGCACCTTTAGGAGTTAATTTTTTTATAACGGCTTCATTTATTTGTCTACTAGACAATCTGTTTATAAGATCAGTAGCCGCCGCACCTGCCTTATCTGCAAGTACTTCTTTTATTTTTGCATCGTCATATCCGGCCGCTCTTGCAAGATCTCTGATACTTCCGTCTTTTGCCGCTTTGAACATCTTTAAAAACTTTTTAACATCGTTTAGTTTTCCGGCCAATTCTGCTAAACCTCTAGCACCCAATGGATCACCTAATTTTGTAGGATCTATATTAAAATTTCCAATATTATTTAATAGTGCATTACCAAACTGTGCATTGCCTCCAGGTGGTATTAAAAAGTTTATACCAAAATCATATTTTATATCAACATTTAATATTTGATCGTTTCTACCAGTAAGGATATATTCGTATGCTCTTGTTATTTCCATACTGTTTATCCTACGTCTAATTTCTTGTTCTTCTGGTGCTAGTTCTTCGACTGTAGCAATTTGTTTTCCTGATGCAGATGTAAACACGCCTGGTTCGAATTGTATTCTTTTATTATACCCTCCTCTTTTGTTATCGTATTCTAATTGTTGTACAGTTGCGTTTATTTTAAAATCATTAATATAAGTTTTAGTTGCATCATATTTAAATTTTCCGCTTTGGTCAATTTGTGATCTTGTAATACTGCTTGTATAGTCTTTATTTCTTGCTAGTAGTTTACCAATATAAGCATCAACAGGTTCACCTCTAGTAACTTCAATTTTTATTTTGTTTGTTTCGGGTGTTTCCCCACTATAATCGGTACCTTCTTCTGTTTGTTGAGTATCTGATCTTGATGTTCCACTATTATCTATATCTGAATTTGCAATGGATGTTGAATCGGATTCTCTTTGTAATGTCTGATCTTTAATAATTGTTTGGCCAGAACCTGTTATATTTTCCTTCTTAAATACTATTTCATCTATAGTATCTTTTGATTCTGCAGATGTTCTTTTTATATAGTGGTTCCATTGTGTAACTAAACTATCTATATGCTCATCTATTGTTTCACCTATTGTGGTCATTGTTGTTGGAATTTTATAATTTGCATCGGTATATGCAATTTCATCTGCTACAGCAAATGTTAAATCGTATGAGGTACCAGTACTATTAAGTTCAAAAGTTGCTGTTTTTAAAAGTACCTTGAACCTGTAAGGTCCTGCTATGTCCTTAATTTGCCCACCGTTATCGTGATCATTTATATCATCTTCGTACCCTTGAAAATTAATTTCAAAAAAGAAGGGTGCTCCGTCTACACCTCTGGCAGAATCGGCTGGTATACCCAGTCTACGTCTACCTAATACTATCATATCGAAAAAGTTAGCCGCACCTGGTTGTTTTATAGTGCAATCAATAGTTTTTGTAATTTTGCCACCAGTGCCACTAGGAACTGACATTATTTCAACATCATCTATAAGTGTTCCGGTTACGCCTGTTTGTGCTAGTACTACAGTATTTTCCGGTTTAGCCGAATAGGCGCCATTTAAGAATCCGCCCTTAGATGTAACTTCTCCTCCTGTGGTTGTTCTTGGTTCTCCTTCGGTATCATCGCTTCTAACTTCTGTTTGATCTTCTACAGGCGGTATCATATATAACTTTATGTTATATGTAACATTATCAAAATTATCTAAGGGATTAGTTGGTATATCACCTAGGTATCCGTTTTTAGTTGTGTTTGTTCCTGCCATTTTTAGCCCATCATATTTTTGACTGTTTCCGGCGATGGTATTTTTATTACAACTCCTGCTTTGAAATCATTGAGAGGGTCTTTAATTATATCAGGATTCTTAAGTGCGAATACCCACCATAGTCTGGGAGTACCATATAATTCATTTGCTAAAATATCCGGTCTACCTACATGTGCATCTTTGATTTTAAAATCTATTTCGTAAGAATCTGTTGGTATTTTAGGTAAGGTATTTATATCCAGAAATCCTTCAAATGTTCCTGCATTTCTTAAAAAACTATCACTTCTATGAAAATCTGCCATTAAATATATCCGTCCTTGTATGCTTTGCCATTTCTCAATGTATCGAGATTAAAGTTTTTACGCAATTTATGTGGTGTGTAACTTGGGTATAAATCAAAAGTAACTGTGGAAGTTGTTGGTACATACGTTGTAGTATTTTCGTTACCTACTTTTATTTCTACAGGAACATAATCAACATCGGGCGGTAGTTCAATTGAATAAGACAATACAACTACAGGAACTTTGTTAAATCCGTGATCTCCTAAATATTCAAATAACATTACAGGAGGCGGGGTACCAAATGTTCCGTTAGCAACCGATTGATCACCATAAAAAGATTTAGTTACTACTCTGGCAAATTGCATCAATCCCACAAAATACCTGCCCTCGTCTATATTATTAACTGAGAATGTCGATACTACTGTTAATCTAGGTGGTATTGACATTTGATATGTATTAATAGGATAATTCATTCCCTGCATCTGTTGTTGATCATATTCTGCAGATGCTGATACATAAATTTGTGGAGTGTACTGCCAAACTAAACCGCCTGATGACTTAATAGGTTGCATAACAGAGTTTTTGTCTTCTCCGTAAAATCTTTTAGCACCTCCGGCCTTTGGTCTTAGTCTTGCTCTCCAATCAAAGTTTGATATAAATCCTTGTCCTTCACTTGGATTAATTGCTGTTGAACTTGCGGCCTGATTACTTTGCTGGCCCAACTGTTGTTTTAATTGTTGCTCACTTAATTGCCTAGCACCAAAAAGCAAATTACTACCTGGATTCCTACTAGGACCGGCATTACCATCATAAAAGAATGAATAAAAATCTGCATCAGACAATCCGCCTAATATTGCACCTGTAACTGTTGTTCCGCCCGGTATTTTGCCTAATAGGTTATTACCTACACCGCCTATTAATCCTTTTAAGTAATCTTTTCCGCTTGGCATTAAATCTCCTTGTATGTAACTATTTATCGTATTCATTAAAACAAGTTTTAATTTGCCAGTTTCTATAAATACTTATTGACAATGCACAGGAACTGTGTATAATAACACAATATAAATGAACGATAATTTTGAGGAGAGTTATAATGGCACAGCCTAAAAAGGTTAATTATCTTAACAACAAAGACATTCTAAAAGAAATACACAAAAGTAAGATGACTTACTGTTATGTAGCAGATGAAAAATATGCAGATTTTGATGTAATTTTAGAAGATGTTAAAAAAATCAATAGAAACAGTATAAAAGTTGCAAGAGAAAACAGAGCGGCACAAATACAATCAGCAGGGTACCAAGCCGCAATGGCATTACATGACCCTAAAGATTACAAGAATAAACCTAAACAAAAAGAATTTGCAATAGATCCTAAAAGTATAGATCAAGAAGATTTAGTTTTTAGAGTTATGGACATGGATCATATACCTGAACAACCTGGTAGAAAAAAGAATCCTAGAAACGAATCAGAAACAAAAGCAAAAGTAAACTTTCCTCCCTTTAAACATTATGCTTACATAGGCGGTGAATTAAAAGAAGTTGCAAGAAGTCATTGGCAAGGTAGTTTAAGTAATGGTGAGTTCTCTGTAGATCATGGAAGGATTACAAACAAATTGGGAACTATGTTCCTAAAACTAGTTGAACGTTATTCACACAGATCAAACTGGAGAGGATATACTTATGTTGACGAAATGAGAGGTCAGGCATTAGTTCAATTATCGCAAATTGGATTACAATTTAATGAAGCAAAATCAGATAATCCGTTTGCATATTATACTGCCGCAGTTAATAATAGTTTTACAAGAATTTTAAATTTAGAGAAAAGAAATCAGATGATTAGAGATGATATTCTAATCGACAGTGGACATTTACCAAGTTACGGTAGACAAATCCAACATGAAGAAGAAATGCGTGTCCTCAGAGAGGCCGTAGAACAAGAAGATACACAAGACTAATTTATGGCGCAACTGTTTAAGACAGCGGCCTGCTTTACGGATATTCATTACGGATTAAAGCAGAATAGTCGTTTACATATAGAAGATTGTCACAGGTTTGTGGACTGGTTTATTGCAGAAGCAAAAGCCAGAAATGCAGAAACTTGTATATTCCTCGGCGATTGGAATCATCACAGAGCAAGTATTAGTGTTGCAACAATGAATGCATCTATTCAAGACTTTAAAAAATTAAATGATGCATTTGAAACTGTTTACTTTATAACAGGCAACCACGACTTATATTACAAAGATAAAA